GATACAGAACGGACTTTAACTTCCCGTCCGTTTACTGTAGGTACTTCTATGCGGCCCTGCTTCTTTAAGATGTATATTACACGTTGAAGTACGGGCTGCACGAGTTCAGCCTGTAATCTTCCAAACGCAGAACCAATACGACGAGACAAGTCTGCCATACGTTCAGCCACCTCAGTTGCAGTTGCTGGCGTTTTATTCGGATCACCAAGCATATCATTGTAAAGTGCGCGTTTAATATTCAAACGCATGTCACTCAGAACAAGCTGCGCTACATCAAAGCGACCCGCTGCCTGTAGTGGCTGCAAGCCCTGACTGCCCATTGCTTTCGGTATGATTGATCCGGGGACCAATTGAATCGTGTCAGGGTTGATTACCCCATCGTCTTCCATTTGATAGATGCCAGAGATTGCCATCTGAGCATTTTCAAGAATAAGTTCAATGGTAAGGTTGGTCGTTTTAATTGCAGACAGTGCATTGATAAGTGGCCCACGCCCATAAATCTCGCCAGCACACTTTGACCATCTAAAGCAAACAAAAGGATTTGACCCAAGTCCAGACATCTCTTTCTCAGAAAGCAAGGTCTGTGTCGTCATGCAGATTGCATAACTTAAGTAAGCCTCTTGATTTCTTTTGGTATAGTCCTTGCAAACAACTTCAAGAACAGTTGTTTCTCTATCAGACCCCATCAACGAAGTTACCTTCGGATCAAAGTTTCCTTTGGGATACATAATAGGCAGATGGTCAAACTTGACCTTCTTGCGCTCACGATAAACGTGATCAATCCTATCGTCGGGACCAGTATCAAGTACAACATGGGGGAGCGGGATTGCAGAAAAGTTTACTGGGTTAAGTGCGTCTCCCTCTTCGACACACAAGACACCAGTCCCGACAGCCAAGTCCATGAATGACTCATGTACTTCTTGGCTAAAGTTTGAGTTCTGTAGAACCTCAAAAACATATTCCGTTACTTCATCAAGCTCATTATCGACTTCTTCTTTTTGCTCTGGCGGCACTTCGCTACCAGCCATAAGATCAGCCCACCTTGCAAAGTTTGGCACTAATCCAGATTGAAGTCTGCTTGCAAACTCTTGAACGCCAACAACAGCAGTCTCGTCAAATATCTTCTCGTCTCTGCGCTGGCCTCTTTCCTCATAGTAAAATGATTCGCGCTGCGGCAAAGCATATTCATAACACTCCTCAAAAAGAGGAACCCAGTTTTCCCGAAGAGCCTTTGCTCTCTGGTATGACTTAATATAGTGCTTTGCCGTTTCGTGCATTATCCAAACCTACCCATAAATCCACCGCCAGCTGCCCTAAACAAAGAACGGCGCCCCATACCACCGCGCATTCCCCTGCGAACAGTAGCGCCCTCCAAGGCTTCCATAATGTCTTCACGTTTCTGACCAGCGCGTTTTTCAGCTTCTTCACGCTTTGCAACGTCAGCCGCTTCACGCTGCGCAGCCGCAGCCCGTTTTTCAGATGGTGTTGGTCCAAGGCACATAGCAATCTCCTTTTTTCCTTCGTAAACACAGAAGAGCAAAAAACTCAATGCACAAACTACATCCTAGCCCAAACGCTCTGCCTCTTCTTTGGTCCTTTGTTAAACACATCGAAGTTACGTTTTGCAATAACAGGACGCGCTGGTTTCTGTGAGTTCATCAATGCTCGGCCCTCTCCAGCACCTAAGAATAAATACTGCGCGGCATCATGCACATGCGAGAACATATTCTTGTCTGGTTTATCAGCATACCTTTCGCCACTTACTTCCATGCGCTTATATGCGTAGCCACCCTCAAATCCCTTAATTAACTGGGGGCAGCGCCTGTCAATTAAAAGTGCTGGCTTCCCCTCAACCATCTTGGTCAGCTGGGAAGAGACAGCCTCAAGCCGAAGGTCAACAGAGTTGGAAGGCGCAGGGAACGCCCTCAAGCCAGCACCGCGCAGAATATGAAACGGAGTGGATTCATCAGTCTGCGCTCTAAAGTCACCAGCAGGGTCTCCATAGATTATTACCTCGGATGCTGCCGCAAAGCGTATTGCAAGTTCATTCCTAAGAACTTCTGCAAAACGAACGATGCCCATGTCGATTGCCACAATTTCTGATTGAAGAAACCAACGGCCCCTGACTTTTTGCCCAAGAACGGCAGCAGGTGTCAGTCCAAAGTCTACGCCAACATATACTGGGAGGTTGGCTGCTACAGGTATTTCTTCTTCTGCTATGTGAACTTCCGATGCAAACATTGGATAAACAGGCTTCCCATCTTGAATATGCCCTAGCCGATTCATCACATAAACATCTATCCATGATTTTGTTTTACCCCTGATAAGATTGGAGTAATAAGTAGATAGCATGTTCTTGCAGTTCTCAGCTTTGGGGTTTGGATCATAATCTTCTAACTCTCCATCCTTATTCTTTACTTCCAGCATTCCAGAAGGTTGGGTGTAAAAACTCCAATTGTCTGGCTTGACCAGCATCTTAGCTTGCTCACGCGGTATATGATCTGGGATTGGAACCTCACCAGCCATGATAGGCCACCAATGATCCTCTTCGGGCGCGTTGGTATCGGCAATAACGCCAGTCCAAGAAGGACCGCCATCACGCATAGAAGGAAAACGCCCAACACGCATCGTACAGGCATCAATAATTGACTTAGGAATCTCTCGCGCCTCGTTGACCCATATACCTGTGAGTTCAAGAGAAAGGAGTTTCTTAACATCTTCGGGCCTATCAAGAGCCAAGAAAAGAACCTCAAGATCAATGTCTCCCTTTTTAATGTGATGCGTGTACGGCACTGACCAATAAAACTTTCCCCAGTCTGCCTCGGGAAACCAATCAAGCCAAGTCTTTATTGTAGTCGTTCTTAACTGCGGGTTGGTATTTCGAACAATAGCCCACCGACTTTTGCGAATACCATCTGGACCCTTGTTCTGCTGAAGCGCCCTACGAAATACCTCAACACAACAGCCAACAGATTTGCCAGAACCTACTGGCCCCCTTATGCCACGAAAGAAGGTATCGTCCTTCATAAAGGCTTTGAGTACTTCACCATCTGGCTTGTACTTGAAATCAATCATCGAAGACCCTTATCGACTCCAAACCTAATCATGTCTTGCACAACCTCAGGCGCAATACTTTCTATGAGTTTGTCACACTCAGAATCAGTAATAAAGTTCTTTCCATGCTTCTTAACAACATGCGCAAAGTGAACCTTCCTGACTATACCGCGAAGCAGGTCCAAGTCTTGCTGCCTGATTGTAGAAATAAAACTCATTTCTTTTTCTTTGGTTTCCGCTTTTCTGCTTTAACTGGCTCTGGGCCTTGCTCTAACTTCACAGAGTAGCTCATGTGAGTTGCCTCAGTCCAAGTATGACCGTGAAGATCATGCGTGGGACCAGTCCACAACTCTTTAGTGCTTTTAATATACCAAGCCATTAGCTCTTTCCCTTTCTAGCAAGCTCTTGAAAACGCTTCTTGCCGTATTTTTTTCTGCCAATATAAGCCGCAAGAGCCTTTGGGTCTTTAACATCTTTTTTCTTAAGCTCGGTAACAAGCAAAGAAAAACGCTTACCAGTTCCTAACTTGGGCTTCTTCATGTTCTATACTTCCTTACTTTCCGAGCAATTGCTTTCGGTTGAGCCACAAACTGCTTACCCTTTGCCTTACCCTCTCGTTTAGCTCTGGTTGTAGCTGCATATTCAGAACTACTAAGAGCAGCGATAGCCTTAGCAGGTAAGTAGCGCTCACCAGTTTCACTAGACTTCTTGCCAGACTTGGTGCGCCACTTCTGCTTTCCCCAATCCAGCAAAGATTTCTGAGAAGGTTTCATGGCGCTTTCTTTGTTGTTAAGATAGTCTTAGAAGAAGGATCAACTTTCTTTCCTCTATAGTCAGTCGTTGTTCCGCTACCAAAGCTATATCCAGTCTTCTTCATATCTTCGACCTTTTGAATATAGTTCTTTAGCTTGCGCTCTTTAGCCTCCAGCTTTGAACTAGATTCACCACCACGCAAAACCCTAATACCACGACGAAGAAGCTGAATAGCAACAGTCGGCGTTGTCAAAATAGCATCCGCTAACTTAGGGTCATCCTTAACGGTAGGCAGCTTAGGAATACTACGCAGTTCCTTCTGAACATCCTTTAAAAGACTCTTGGCTCTTTCCTGTGCACGGGTTGTTCCATCCATCAAGTATATCCTCCACCAGCAGCCTTATACCGCTTTGCTAATAGTTGCGCCTTCCTTGCCGACCACTGACCCGCAGCAGTCCCTTGAACATTTGCAGCCTTGATCCTCTGGAACAAAGACTTCCTTAACTTGGGCTTGGTATAGTTGCCAGCTTCATTTACCGCCACCTTTACCCTCCTCGCGCATCTGCTTTTCCATCTTATTAACACGCCGATACAAAGTATGCTGCCGCCCAGTCATTACACGCTGACCCCGCTTCCTATCTTCCTCAAGGTCTTGCAACTCATCTTCACTCATATAAAGACTGCGAATCTTACGCTTAAACCTATTCAACAGAGTATTACTCTGCTTACTCTCAATCGCATCTAACTCAGCGCTAAGTTTCTCATACTCAGCTTGCGTAAAGTCAGCCATCTTTTGCCTTCATAATCTTGCGCTGCAAAGAAGGAGGAAGAGTCTTCTGCTTCGCAGTCAAAAGAGTTTTCTTCTTCTTAGGGCGACCAACCTGTGAACCATAAGTTCCCTTTCCCATCGGCATCAGTACTCTCCTCTCGACATTAACAAACTGCGAGGCTGCATCCTCCGAGGAACATCCCGCAATATCTGCTCTTCTCGCTTAATCTTATCAACCTGCAAAGAAGGTAAAGCCCCAAACTTGGGAGGCGTATACTTAGGCGCACCACTTCCAAAACACATAATCTATCCCTTCTTATGCCGCTTCGCAAAATTCCTAGCAGCCTCTACACTGCCAAATCCCCACGCCTTCAAAGCTAAAGCCTTCCGCGTTGGCCTCCCCTTCTCATCCTTCATCGGTCCCTTCATCCCAGCAAACCTAGCCGCAAACGAAACCCGCCTCGGATTCACACCACTCTTAACCGGTGGCTTTAAATTCGCACCCTCTTTCCTCTTAAAATAAGCACGACCCGCAGCAGTCAAACCACCCTCGGGATTCTTATGTTCCTTTCGCATAGCCCCCACTCTTCAAAGCCAGCTTCACCTTAGAAAGGTCCTGAGCAACAGGCTGCCTCTCAGCCTGCTTCCCATAACGCCTCATAGCATCCCTCTTAGCGACCCGTGTCATTTTCCCTCAAAGTCACAGTCACAGTACCACTCGTATACTCCCCAGTCTTAATACCAGCACGGTACTGAGCACCAACACCCTCATACCCATTGCCCTCATACGTAGAAGTAAACGTATCAACATC